TTAACTTTGAACAGTCTTATCAACAATATCTCTTAAGTAGATATAAAATTCCTTTTTCTTTGGCTCATATTTGTATTCATAATCTGGTAGGTGTTTGTAATAGTATGCCTCAGCCCAACTACGTATTACATCTTTCTTATATTGTTTGTATTTTATTGAAAGCTGTTCTGTATTGTTTTCTGTCATATCAATTTTTATTAATTCAATCATAAAATCCGCATTTTTGAAAAATTTGTAATCAATATCAATCAATCCAAATGAGGTATCCTCAAAAAGTATATTTTCAATAGCTTTGTTATCATCATCATTTTCATCAATCTGTGTAAAGTGTGAAAATAAATTGTTATTTACAGTCACCATCCCTTTAATGAAGTCGTGAAACAAATTATATCGATGTTTCAACAACCATGCAGGAGCACTCTTATATGCTTTGTAAGCAATAAATGCAGTAATGAGACTCCCAACAGCACTAATTGCATCAGGATTATATATTAATAATGCTATTAATATTATCACAGTACAGAACAAAATTTGAATAGAATACATCTGACAATACTTGAAAACTCCGAGCATACGAAGATATACAAGCATTCTATTTTTAGTTGTTTTTTTCATAATTTTATTATCTCAAAATTAGAATCGAAATCATCATATATGAACTGACAAGAAGAAATTACTTTATTAAATAGAGATAATTGATTATTAAAACTTTCAGCATGATGAAAAAGCTCATTTGTGGGTAAATTGCTAGTTTTAATTTTAATATTAAAGGTATTGAATCGACTGATTTTTAAATATTCATCAATATTTACAAGCATAAACTTAAATTTTGAAATGTTTTTTATTCGTACATTCCATATATTTTGTGACTCGACAAGTTGTTCAAGAGAGAGTTTATGGATAGTGAAAACATCTAGGAATTTTAATTGATTATTAATTTCACTATCTTTTGTTGCATCATTACTAGCGGCATATAATATGAGATTGATAGAATTTAGTTGTTTAGCTAGTGTAATCATATTCTTAGTACCGTCAATTATTTTATGGGCATTCTCAAACCCTTTATCATTTAACCAACTTGGAGCACTCTTAAACGCGGCATAAGCTATTATCATGGTTCCTATGGAGGCAAAGGCACTCACCCAATCAGCATTAAAACCCTGAAAGAACCACACATCAAGAAGTACAATAGTGATGATACCTAGTGAGTAGGGGAAAATGTTATTTTTAACACTGGTGAGCAATTTATTCTTGAGGGTCATGAAAATGACATCCAATCAGTTAAGTACTGATTATATTACTATAGACTTTGAATTATTCTATAGTGTGGTTACACTACGGAAGCCACTCTCAGTACTGAAAATTAACGGGGGCGTTAGCGGACAGTACTGAGAAGTGGTTATTATAATAAATTATCAGTTCTGTTGGAGATGTTAGTGATTTTTCTATACCTGCCAACAAACTAGTTATTACAAATGAATGTTACTTTTCTATCTCATTCTTGAGCCTTTGCAATAATGGTTTTAATTGTTTTCGAATAGTACTGGATTCCATTATTCGTGCGGCACGATAACCATATGTTAAGAAGTTTCTTTTGCCAACATGTGCATAGCGGGCATATATTTTTTCCTTAAATAACGACTTTTTAACCATACCTCTTGCAACTCGCGTCTTGTTCTTGCTTTTCATCGTTGCCTTAGCGAGTCTAACACCTCTTCTCATTCTGTCCGAATAACGAGAAAGGGAAGATGAGCGTAGATATATATTATGTCCGTCAAATAAAAAACCAAGGTATTGAAGTGGCTTATCGGCGGTAATTATTTCAGATGTACTTGTAAAAGTTCTAAGCTCTGTCTTTTTGATATTTAGTGTTACTTTAAGTTTAAAAAGTTCTTTTTCTGCGATACCAGCAACTTTGTTAATTTGATCTAGAGGTACAATAAAAAGCATATCATCACAATACCTATAATAATCCCCTCCAACCGAATTGACATAATTTCTCATGTCAATATCGAAATTTAGCATATAAATATTAGATAAAAGAGCACTTATTGGTGAGCCTTGCGGTATTCCATGTCCAGATTTATTTTTTTCTATTAATTTTGACTTTCTAACATTATTACGGAAATCATCAAAAGAACATATTGAATATCTTTTGAATTTTGGGTTATTTTTGGATATTTTAAGATGTTCATAAAGTTTATTTTTATAAACAGAGGAGTATCTAGTGATATTCTTGAAAACAGCATAATGGTCTTCAGGAAGTTCTTCAGCACCCAATAGACGACACCATGCATCTTTAAGTTGTAAGTGATCTAATGTATCGAAAAATTTAGATAAATCTAATGCTACAGCACCGCACTCTTTTCGATTTTTAATGCTATTAAAAGCTTCATTTGCAAATTCAATATTGCTTTTATTTAATGCCCTAAAAGCAATCACATTGCTTGATACACCATAGTCCTTCAATTTTTCTTCATAAATTCCTGAAAGAATTGCTGCATAATATGCATATATATGGCTATCAACGTGAGATGAATATGCTATTTTTCTTTCTTTTTCGTTTTTTGTTATTTTCTTTGTTATTTTATCTTGGGAAATTTTATAGCTTTTAACATCGAAGGTTATAAACGGTAGAAATGAATGTTTCGCGACTTTACTAGGGTCTGTTACAAGCCTTAATGTTTTTTTTAAAGATATTGGCTTATCGAAATGAAGATAACCTCGAGTCCTAAACCATGGATGTTCCGGCTGTACCATCTATTTTCCATTAAATTAATTGCAAAACCGAGGGATGGTTGAACTGCGGCCATTCAATACTTCATCACCTCGGCTTAACAAAGTGGCCTTTATCCAACCTTCTCATCCGTCGAATCATCGACGAACCACACCGCAAATGTTAGAAACACTGTATAATGTGACTAGTAATATGGAGACCGTTATGAGCATCTTCCAAGTGTTGTATACCGTCTGGTCAGCGAGCTTTGCAGGACGCTGTCCATGGCTTGACAACCTGTACATTTCCCTTATGCCTACACATAAGGCAATGCATTTATATCACTTAACCTTTTAATATTGCAAGCACAAGGTTCTCCTGCGAAAACACGTCATCGGCTAGTTTCAAGCCACCATTGTAAAATGCGTATGAGTCTCATTTAGACCCCCCCGCACCGTACAATTTTTTAAACGATTAAAAGTCCAATCTGTTTCTTCTTGCAATTCGCAAGATGTACATCCCCACAATTACATAACTCAATAATTTCATGGTGAAAAAAGTCGTATTTGATTCTAAAATTATTAATTTTGTCGATACTTTTAGTATCACATGCATGGTGAAACCCAATGCACCAGAAAGAACGTTGATCATACTCTGTAGTCCTGATTGAATTGACTTTATTTATATCCATTTCAATTCCTTTCAATAAAGCCGAAACGCGTTTTGTACATTTTAGCTCTAAAAAAATATAAGAGTTTATTCGTGTCCTTTTTTTTCTGAAAATTATATCAACATACATTTTATATCTGTTCTTAAGAATCCTTTTATCTGGTATGGCAGCAGTTTCACGTAAGACTATAAGTTGATGCTTATTTTTCATAAAATATTCTAATTCTATTTGCAACCATTTTTCCCAATCGTTAGTCTTTTTATCACTGATATAAGCTAGTTTTGAGCGAATGGTTTCATCTTTTAAAAAACTATCAACAATACCCCTGACTATTATGAAGTCTGCCTTATATGCTCTCATTACATAAAATCTCATGTGAAAATTAATCTTTTTGTTATCGGCAAGGTTAATAAATACTTTATATATAAATATTTTTATATCGAATGGAAATAAACCAGAGAGGATTACTATGAATATTAGTATGAGAAAATTAGCTATTGACTATGGATTTGATGAATCGTCAGTTCGTGGATGGCGAGATCGTGGGTGTCCTATTGACGATGAAATAAAAGCAAGAAAATGGATCGTGGATAATATTCTCAATCCATTACGTAATACTGACATTAAAGAACAAATAGAACGTCAACGCCTTGCCAAACTTACCGCCGAAGCACGTCAGGCCGAAATAGATTTAGAAATTAAAATGGAATCACTCATTGAAACGCAGTACTTGGAAAATGAGTTGAGTACTTTCTTCAAACGTATTCGTGATCATCTACGCACATTGCCAAATAAAAAATATCTCGAGTTGTTCGAACAAGAATCTACCGCAGATGTTAAGCGAGTACTACAAAGGGCGATTGATGACATTTTAAATGAAATAGGAGGTTTTAAATTAGAAAATGATGGGGGCAAGGATGCAGAACAAGAACAAATTACAGAAAGTACTACAAAGGTCAATAAAGAAAATATTACCACCTCAAAAACTAAAACCATCTGAATTTGCCGAAAAGTATTTAGTACTTCCAGATGGAGCAAGTGCCGGACAAAAGATTAAGTTATATGCATATCAACGTGAAATGTTAGATATCATAGATAATCCCCAATATCGTAAGGTTGTATATAAAACATCAAGTCAAGTATCAAAAACAACATTACTCAATAGTGCGATATTCTATTGGATGTTTACAGATCCCTCTAATATTGGCGTGGCTCAAAGTACTGGTAACGAATTGAAACAATGGAAAGCCGGTAAGATAGATACAACTATTGAAGCAGTACCAGAACTTAAAAACTTAGCTACTGATAAGAACGATAAACGTTACGCAAATAATCAAAATCAGATTCAAATGAAAGATGGGACATTCTTGTATTTTATGTCATTAGGTAGTCCTAATCATCTACGAGGCAAAACGCTCAAACGTGTAGTACTTGATGAAGTCAGTGCCATAGATAACTCAGACGAGGGAAACCCTATACGACTTGCCGAGAACCGTATAACAGATTTCGGTAATGAGGGTAAAATCCTCATAAGTTCAACTCCCACATATTCCGGTGATGCTATTGATATTGAATATCAGAATAGTGATCAACGTGAATGGTTCGTCAAGTGTCCTCACTGTCATCATGAACATACGCTTCAATGGGGAAATGTTATATTTGATTGGGAACAAGTTGGATCTCGAAAATTGCCAAATCCTAAATCTGCAAAACTAACTTGTCCTGAATGCCAAGAACATATAACAGAATCACAAAGAATAAAAATAGTAGCAAGAGGAAGATGGATAGCACTAAGGCCAGAAGTACTGGATACAGCTGGATTTCATATTAATAGATTATATTCACCAAATAGCACAATAGAAAGTATTACCTATGATTTCCGCATGGCTTGGCTCGAATATTCCAATCAATCTTTTTATAACACTGTATTGGGTTTGCATTATTCTGAAATGCAAACAGATCTAGATTTATTAAAACTTGATAATCTACGAGATAGTACTTTTGATCTTAATAATATTCCCGATGAAGTACTTTGTATTGTTATGGGGGTTGACCAACAATTAGATAGATTAGAGTGCCAAGTATTGGGATTCTCAGATAAAGAATTATATGTATTGGGACATAGATTTTTCTATTCGCCTAACTGTGAAGTTCGTGGAGCAAAGGCATACCAAGAATTAAGCCAATTCATATCACAACCATTCAAAACAGTATCAGGTCGTAGGGTTAAAGTACTCAAAGCATTTGTGGATAGTGGGAATGGTAGGGCAACACAGACAGTACTTTCATATTGTAATTCAAGTTCAATTTTAATGGCAATAAAAGGTTCTTCATCTAAAACTGGCACACTATTCAAAGAGACAACAAGTGCCGGTAATAAGTGGTGTAACTTGAACGTACACGAGGGGAAAATGTGGATCAGAAACTTAATCAATAATGCCCTATCTGAGAATCCCGATGATGCCCCATTAAAGATACTATTCTCTCATGATCTCCCAGATGATTATTTTGAACAACTTACATCCGAGGAATTAAGAAGAAAAGGGGATGGGTTTGCATGGTTACTTAAACAAGGACAGAAACGCAACGAATCACTAGATACATTGAATTACGCCTTGATAGCCATGAAGTATGTACTTTCGAAATTAGGTTCTCAACCATTCAAAGAATTACGCCTATATGCAGCGAAACAACGTGAAGAAAAGCAAATACCAATACTTGAAGAACAAAATGATAAATACGAGAAGAAATCTAAACTAAGAAAACCCCGAAGTAGTGGTAACAATTGGTTTGGCTAAATCTAAAATGGGGAACATATGAAAGAACAAATATATATTGGGGAGTTAGTATTAGAAACATTACCCCCTAATTCAACATTAACGGTGGGTAACAGTACTAATACATTATTAACAATTAAAAATGAAACGACTGAAATTACTGTAGCTGCAATTGATACAAGTACATGGGTGGCGGGGTTCTACTCTGTAGTACTCAATACTGGTTCAATTACGATAACAAATGTAACAGTTATTAATCCAATGGCACAGACTGATCGCTTAATTGAGTTACAGAAGCAATTAGATGATATTAATGATCTAATAACTGCCCGTATATCTGGTGATGTGTCTCAATTAACTATAAATAATAAAACATTGATACATGAGAACCTTGATACATTGTTGAATTTAAAAAACTCAATTACAAAACAAGTTAATACCTTGAAGAAAAAGATAATTAAAAATAATAACAATGGGTTCTTTAAATCAATTATACATTGTCGCACTCGATAAAAAGGAGACACAAGGATGTGGCCTTTTAATAAACAACAACCACAAGCAATACCAGTACTACCAGCAACACGTCACCACAAAACAAGTAGAAAATATAATAACAATAATAATACGAGTGTTAAGAGAGATTTAGATAATATCCGTAACCTACCGAGCCAGCTCCTAGGACAGTACGGTAATGGTGTTAATAACGTATCTATCAATGCCGTCCTACGTCAGAGTTTAACGAGTGTTAGGGATGCTTGCCGTTCACTAGTGATCCAGAATCCATATGCTCGACGCTATGTTCAATTAAGTTCTCAACAAACAGTAGGAGCCGACGGTATAACTGTACGTCCTCAACCTTTGTCACATGATGGAACCGTGAATCAAGTACTGGCAGATCAAATTGATAAATTGTTTTACCAGTGGGCCGAGAACGCTTCCGAATTCTCACATGATGGCAGTATGTCAATTGATATATTCCAGCAAGTGGTAGAGCGTACAAGAGCTACTGATGGCGAATGTTTCATACGCATTCACAAAAACAATAATAAAGTACAGCTTGAACTAATTGATGCCGCCCGTATTCCAAGTACTAAAAATGAACTACTCAACAAAGGTTCATATATTTCTAATGGCATTGAGTTTAACGAATTCGATCAAGTACAGGCATATCATGTAGCTAAGGTTCATCCCTTGGATTACACGATCAGTACTAATGATGTCACCAGAATTCCGGCAGAAGAAATTATTCATTATTTCATTCCAGAATTCCCAAAGCAGCAACGTGGAATACCTGATTTAATCGCCAGTATAAAAACGCTCAACGATTTTAACGCATATCATGAAGCAGCGATTATACAAAAGAGACTCGCAAGTTCTGCTATGGCATTTATAACAAGTACTGACAATAATCAGGATGAGTTATTAAATGATAGTACTGACGAAGATCGAGAGTCTATAGAATATTTCCAAGCTGGCAGCATTTATGAATTACAAAGTGGGCAGAATATCCAAACTGTTAACCCACAGGCTGGTACAGATAAGATTACAGAATTCAGCGATTCAGTGCTGACTACGATTTCCACAGGTCTGGGAATTCCAAAAAGTATGCTAACGGGTGATACACAAAACGCTTCATTCAGTGCCGCGAAGATGGCAGACCGTATTAATCGTGATGGTATGAAAACAAAAAGTAATTTAATGATTTCTAAAGTACTAAAACCTATTTTTAAACTTTGGTTATCAAACATTATGATAAATAACTTAAAGAATCTTTCGTTTAAAGACTTTGATGAGTTGTCTAATTGTTCGTTTATTTTACCTAAAACAATATCCCTCGATCCAAATAAAGATGCACAGTACGAACAAACTCTCTTAGACATGGGCGTGAAATCAAAATCAATGATAATGCGTGATTTAGGTTATGAACCTCAACGTGTATTCGATGAACTACAACAGGAACACGAGCGAACAATAAATAAAGATATGGAAATTAACAATGTTCAAGGAAAAGAACTAAATGAAAAAAATGAAAATGAAGAAACAAACGAGGGAGATCAATCTATCAATTGATAATATTGACAGCTCTGAGAATACCGTTCTTTTAGCTTTTAGCTCAGAACAACCAGTAACCCGTAATATTAATGGAACGGACTATAACGAAATCCTACTTCATGGAGTAGACAACGTTGATATGTCCCGCCTTAATAACAAAGCCGCATTATTGTTTAATCATGATTTTGATAAACACATTGGTATTATTGAATCTGCAAGTATTGATCCAGATAAAGTAGGTCGTGCCATTGTTCGATTCTCATCCGTTGGATTGGGTGCTGAAAAATATCAAATGGTACAAGAGAAAACATTAACTAAAGTATCGGTAGGTTATGAAGTACTAGATTATTCAATCGATGGTGAGAATCTTTTAGTTAATAAGTGGTTCCCTTATGAGATCTCAATGGTCTCAGTACCAGCAGATGATTTTGTTGGTATTGGTCGTTCAGCAAATGAAGAAGATGAATTCAATCTACTTGTTGCAAAGTATCGTGAAGAAGTTGAAGAACTAATTCGCGGACAAGAAGAGGAAACGATTGAAGAAGTTGAAGTAGTTGATGAAGAAGAAAGAAATGAAGAAGAAGATGAATTCAATTTACTTGTTGCCAAGTATCGTGAAGAAGTTGAAGAACTAATTCGCGAGCAAGAAGAAGAAACAGAAAGTACTGAATCAGAAATTCAGGAAGAAGTTCTAGATTCAGAAGAAGAACGAGTTGAAGAAATTGAAGCTATTTCTCGCACTCTTAAAATCTCGAATGTGATTCGTGATAAAGCAATAAAAGACGGTACTAGCGTAAATGCATTTAAACGCCGTATCTCAAATACTAATAATAAAATTATCAAGGATGATAAAAAAATGACTAATAAGTTCTCTCTAAACGATGCGATTCGTTCAATTTTAGATGGTAAAACAAATACATTAAAACAAGGTAATCACGGCGTTGAAATTCCATTTGAAGCTTTTGAACGTGCATTACGTGCGGGTGTTAATACTTCTGCAACGATGACAATTACCACAAACGAAATTTTGTATGGTAGTTTTGTTGATGTATTGCGTGCTAATTCAGTACTAGCAAACTTCCCAGTACAGATGTATACCGGCCTTACGAGTGAAATTTCAATTCCTAAGCTATCCAGCGATTTTACAACTGCATTTGGTTTTATCACAGAGGATGGTATTTCACCAGAATACAGTGCCAACTTTATGGCAATCAACTTAAAACCACGTACATTCACGGGTAGCGTTCCTTTAACTCGTACAGTACTAAAAAGTTGTCCACAAGTAGAACAGATCGTATCTCAATCAATTGTTGCAGGTTCAGCGGAACGTCTCGAAGCGTTAATCATGAAAGAGGTAATCGATGCAGCAATAGCGGCGGGTAATGTAACAAACGTGAAAGCGTATGATTACAAAACAATAGTTGAGGCTCAGGGTAAATTGGGTGATGTAGGTGTTAATTTTGGAAATATTGCAGCCGTAATGAGTCCAAGTACTAAATCAGCATTACGCAATACCCTACGAGGTGCAAATACTGCCGCCGTGTATCTATTAGACGATGGTGATTTATGTGGTGTTCCTGCTTTCGACAGTAAGGTATTAGCCGGTCTTGGCGAATTCGTAATCTTAGGTGATTTTTCAAATATCGCCATTGGTGAGTGGGGCAGTCTAGAATTAGACCTAGATGATACTACCAATCGTAATAAAGGTTCCGTAATTGCTCGCATCTGGGCAGATATTGATTATAAACTAACTCGTCCAGAAGCATTCCAAGTTATCCGTATTCAGGCGTCGTAATATATGAGAACATTCAATAATAAAGACAAAAAAGTACTATTGAATGCATTCGGTGAATCTTTACAATTAAGTTCTGGAGTATCAATTATGGTACTCCACGAACAATTGGAAGTAGTATTTGAAGAAATGGTCAGTACTGAAAAGTACTTTTCCTGTGCAGTGGAAGATATATCCATAAATTCACAATTTATTATAAACGGTAAAACATTTGTTGTCCGTAAGATTACCGATGATTTCTCAGGGATTGTTAATGTTTATTATGAGGCCATACAATGAAACGATTTGATATAAAAACAACAATAGTCGAATTATTAAAATTGAATGGCCTGATAGTAAGATTTCCAACAGCAGTTTCTATACAAGAAAATACTTACACTTTATTCTCTGGAGATATGAGTGAGTCATATAGTCCAGTAGGTATGGATAAAACAAAGTACTATTCAGAATTAGATATTGATTTTGTAGTACTGGCATATGATGAGCAGTTGTGTAATACAATACTAACTCAAGTACTGAATATTATAATTCAAGATAGTACTTATGTTGTACTTTCAGAACTAAATATTAAAGTAACGAGTATCAGTACTTCACAAGGTTTTTCAAATTCTGACCGAGATTCTACCGATATTGCATACGCATATGGACAAACAATAAAAATAAATTATATAGAAGGGTAACTTATGGGAGATATTTTTACGGGGAGTAGTACATATATAATGTACTGTGATGATCTCACGAATACTTCACCTCAGAACACAAACTTCAAACAAATAAAAAACCTTTCTACTTTTCCAGCTTTTCATCAATCATCTGAAGTATCAAAATTAGAGACATACGACTCTGAATATACACATGTTCAATTGGGTTTCATGAATATAGAACCTATAACAATTACGGTAAATTATGTACTCGATGATCAAGTACTTGATCAGTATTACAATAATAATACAGAATTTCAATTGATGTTGTGTATGGAATCTTCTGTAGATTCGGAAAATGTATTAAATCACATAATTCTAAATGGACAAATAACATCAACACAGATTGATGGTGATAAGGATACCCAAGTGACCAAGAAATACTCATTTGAAACAACCGACATACAAGCCCGTGGATCAGCCAAGATAAAATTGAAGAACTAAGATTATGGAAAATATATCGACTTGAAGTTGATGATATTGATACAAGTATAGATCCCATAACATGGCCAGTCATACCCAATAGATAAATAATAATGATGTGGAGACACGGAGTTTCCCCAATTAATAAAAGGATTTTAAAAATGGCATTTGATATTTTTTCAGGTAGTAATATTACCGTAGAATTAGGAACTGCGGGGCAAACTGTCAGTACTTCATTCGTGGCTATTCCAGAAGTAGCAGCCTTTCCAAGTACTGGTTCAGAATCAGCCGTAATTAATGTTAAGACATTTGGCTCAGTATATGATCGAAAATTAGTTGGTACACGTAATCAACCAGATATCACCCTAACAGTGAATTGGTTGCCAGATAATGTACAACATTTAGCATTACTTAAAGCAGCCGAAGATCAAACTCGTGTACAGGTTCGTATTAGTTATTATGAGAATGCGACTAAAACAACTGGATACTATACAGTACTCAATGGTTTTATCTCAAAAGATACAATCGCAGGTGACAAAGACAGCGTTGTAACACGCGAATTTACATTTAGCGTTGATGGTGCACCGGTAGCATCTGGTTTGCTTCCAAAAGTAGGTGAATAATGAATATTCAAACTCTAATGGAAGTTATCGGTACTAAATTACATCCAGTACAATTAACCTCAGAATTCACGGTGTATGTAAAACTTCCAACACTAGATACTTTCGCCAAATGTGATAACAGTACTAACACGATTTATCATTGCATTGTGGATGGTGATGGTAATCAATTGTTTGAAAGTACTGAACAAGTTGAAAAAGTAGATTTGAAGTACCTAACCATTATGAACACAGAGATCAACAAAGTTTTTCAGGAATCTATGAATGTAGATACTGCTAAAACTGAAAAAAAAAATAAGAAGTGATCCACAGGTTCAGTACTACTTGTCTGTACTGGCTAAACGAGGGCATAGCTATTCCGAAATGGGTTCTATGCCCTTACCTTTATTCAATGCATTGTATGTCTATGAGAATTTCATTGCTCCATCTGGCCCACGTATAGATCAAATCCGACATGCTCAGGTTTTGGAAACCATTTATAAAAGTAGTGGAAACTTGTCAAAAGAGGGGATGCGTTCAATCAGTATTCAGGACTTTGATATGTACGGCTTGATATCAGGTAAAAGTACAGAAGAATTATTACAAGATAAAAATAAGAAAGATCATGAAAACATGATGCGGCTGTTTGTAAGCGAGGATAAAAATGGCAAACAATAATCAACAATTAGTATTCTCAATTACGGGTAATACATCTGGCTTAACACAATCACTCTCGAATGCGAGTAGCCAATTACAAACTTTCGGTACACAAACTGGTGGAGTTGTCGGTAATGTGGGTAAGCAATTTAGTCGTCTCGCCGCTAATGCCTCAACATTGAGTACTGGCCTAATGGGGGTTGCCAGTATTGGTGCAATAGCGGCGACTACTCTTGTTGGCTTGACGATGGCAAGTAATGCTTATGTACGAGAAATTAATCAGATCACAACCAATACGGGCGTTTCAGTAGAAAGTTTACAACAATTAGAAAAAGCCTTTTATGGTACTGGCCTTTCTATGGAAAAGTTCGGGGATATAAACAAAGATACCCTTGACAAATTGGGTGATGCATTTCGTAATGGTGGATCAGTAGCAGACGATCTAAAAGAATATGGGTTAAGTTTACAAACTTATAATAAATTTCTAAACCAAACAGACGGAGGCTTAAAAGCAGTAATACACACATTCTATGAAATGCAAAAAGCTGGAAAATCTAATGCAGAAATTACTAATGTCATGGAAACCTTGGCAAGTGATTCTTCTCATTTAGTTTCAACTCTGAAAGAGCATTCAAATGAACAAGACGCACTTAATTATATTAATAGCCAGAATATTACATTAACGAATGAATCAGCCGAGAAGTACAAAGAATTTGATCGGCAATTGGATCAATTAACAGGAACTACTAAATTATTAATGGCAGAGGGGTTAACGCCATTAATTGGTGGTATGAATGCATTGGTAGCCTCAGTGACTGAAAGACCTAAAGAAATGGGTTTCTTTAATGAGTTGAATGATCGTATACGAGAAAGTACTGGCTCGTTGCAAGACATGATCGATATTTGGCAACAATTACGTCAAGTCGGAAATCTTAACTATATGGGTGCAGGTTTTGAAACTGGCTCAATGGATAATGGCAGTAAGGATCCAGTACAAAAATCAATTGATAGTGTTCGTGAAAAAGCTATTCAACTAAAAAATGATATATCTAACGCGATAGCAGAAGCAACGGCTCCGACTGGTGGATGGGTAAACAAGGATAAGTTAGCTTCTGATGCCAAAGCCGCAGCAGCCAAAGCCGAAGCACTAGCCAAGGCGATGGCAGCAAAACGGTTACAAGCAGAGACGACTTTAAATCAAATACTGGCACAAATAGCAAATAGTGAAGCAGCCAAGAAAATCAAACAGTTTAATTACCAGCAAGATCAAATAGAGAAAAAGATTCGAGAAAGTGCAGTTACATTACAATTATCAGAGCAACAAACATCTGAATACCTAAATGCTCAATATCTTTCACGTGCTTCATCATTCAAAACAATGATCGATTCCATGATTACAGAAAGCGATCCCAAGAAATTACAGGAAAATCTAGCCGCTATTGGTGACAAGTTAAATCCAGAACAATTGGGTTTAGTTAAAAAAACTCAAGATGAAAGAATAGGGATTAATCAATCCGATCCAGATAATCCATTTGATAAACGAAATAATGAACTAGCCATTGCAAACTTACAAAAAAAAATGAATGACGAGTTAGTACTTAATAATCAGTTATTCGTTGCGAAATTGCAGGGTGAAGATGAGTATCAGAAACAAAAAGCCGCCATACAACAGGCATATGCTCAGAAAACTTTGGCCCTCGAATCGAGTACTGCCTCCGCTCAAATGACCATGATGAGTACTGCCGCTGGTGACATGGGGACGATCATGGCAGGGGCATTTGGGAAATCTTCAGGTATAGCTCAGGCTGCTTTTGCCGTTCAGAAAGGTATCGCCATTGCGAACGCCATAATTAATATCCAATCTGGTATCAGTAAGGCTATGGCATTGGGATTCCCTGCAAATATCCCCGTAATCGCGTCTACAATTGCTCAGGGAGCGTCTATTGTAAACACAATCAAAGGTACTCAGATAGAGGGACAAGCTCACAGTGGCCTCGACAGCGTGCCACAGAGCCATGATAACAGTACTTTCTTGCTTAAGGCTGGTGAACGGGTTGTACAACCAGAGGCGAACCGTGATTTGACCAAGTTCTTGTCTAATACACAGAATGGTGTAAGTTCTGAAATAACTATTAACAGCCCTCTTATTTTACAAGGTGGTGGTGATATTAGTCCTCAAAAGTTCACGCAGATGTGTAAAGAACATGCTGATGTGATTTTACAGGCAGTACGTCAATCGCAACAAAGAAATTCATAATAATAGCCACCTAAGACGTGGCTTTTTTTTGTTTCATAAATAATGGAGAACAAATACAACATTAGGAGTACTCAAATGTTCTCTAAAAATATATTAATCTCTGATTTTATCCTAACTGATAATCAACCGGTTTATCAAAATCAATCATGGAGCGGGCAAACAATTTCGAGAAGTACGGGAATTCAGTACTATTCACTTAATTTTAAAGTTCAAACAACCAAACAATTTCGCCAAGAGTTACAGGCATTCCAAGCCCAATATAGTTTAGGTCGGCCGTTTGAACATTCATTGGGGTGGTACTCTCAATATAACGGACAACAACAAGTTCTCGTACAATCCTTACAGAATTCAAATGCAGGTGCTTATATTATAAAAGTACTGCCTAGTACTAAATTAGAAGTGGGTACACTTATCCAATTTTCCAATCATAAAAAAATATACAAGATTATTAATAATGATGGACAAGGAAACTTATCAATATATCCATCATTGAGAAAGGCAGTGCAATTATCTGAAAATATAAAATTTAACAATATCATGGGTTCGTTCATCCTACAGATTAGCAATGATAAAATTGATTATAATTCTGAGAATATTATAAGTATGAACATATCCGCAATTGAGGATGTGACAGCATAAAATGAACAATTCTATCCTAACCAATCCAGATTTAATTAAGTACTGGAATATTATACGCGGCGATAATAAAACAGTACTGACTGAATCAGATGTTTATCAACTCAATGTTATTGTTAAATGCTTGGATGTAATCCCCAATAGCCAAACAGCTCCAATTTACATCACTGATTCATGGGCAGACTTAACCGCAAATGGTATAGATTATAAAAGTGCTCCTGATTTCCTTGATGATTCATTTGCGACGACTTCAGAGAAGAATTCAATATCGAATAACGGTACTTCATTCAAAATATCCAATGTTGAACAAACATATCTATCGCTACTTTCTCAGGGATTACTCAACAATGCCAATGTGAATATCTACCTAACAGTTTTGAATCCGGCAAATGGTAATGTTATTTCACATGAACGTATATTTAGTGGATATATCAATAATTTTGAAAGTACTTTTAGTAATAAGACTGGCAGTACTAAAAATGAAACAACTCTTAATCTTAATTCTATTTGGAAGAAATTAGATAGAAGTCAACCAGTACTATCCAGTACTTCAATACATCAAAGTACTCATAAAGGGGATAAATTCTTTGATCTGATAGGAATTATTAATAGTACTCAACAATGGAAGAACTAAGGAATAACTATATGATGGATCATGGAAGAATCACACAATATCTATCTCAACTATTAGAGCAAGAATTCGAATTTGGCGTTAATGATTGTCATATTATGGCTTTCAGTGTCGTTGATTTAATATTAGGGAATACTAATTATCGGGATGAACTCGTAGGGAAGTATAAAACATCCAAGGCGGGTTTTAGATTGCTTGCCAAGAAAGGAACATTTAAGAACATAAAAGACCTATGCGAGAAAATAGGCGAAACAGTACTAATACCTATGGAGGGAGATATTCTTCTAGATCCTGATGGTTTGCATTGTTCCATTTATTGGATGGGCAAATATTTAGTACTGAATGAAGAAACAAAAAAATATCAAATGAAGAAGTACTCCACGGATTGCGAGTACTTAATATATAGAATAAGGAAATCATAATATGGCATTTTTCGCAGTAATCGGAGCAGTAATTGCGGGTATGTCTGCCGCCGCAGCCGTGGCAGCAACCGTAAGTACATTGGCTATGATTGCTATCGGCGTAGGCGTGGCTGCTTTATCATATATTGCGTCTAGTTCTATGATGAAAATCGGAAGTGGTGGACTTCCCACGTATGGCTCAACCTCGTCTAGTAATAGTCGCAGTACATCCCCAAGTACTGGTATCCCAATCATTTACGGTGGCGACAAATTAAATTCAACTACTGAGGCGTTTGTTAAGGTAGGTAGTATCATAGCTTGGCAAAATGTCCCAAATGATACGGGGGCAAAGTTATGTACGGTTCATGCCATTTCAATTGGCGAATGTGGAAATAAGATAAATCAAATCTATATTGATAATGTTGCAGTACTCGCACAGCCTATTACAAAAGAGGGTATTGTTGATAAAACTTTCCTTTATGACAAGTTTAGACCTTATTTACAATTAGAAGTACGATTTGGTAAATCAACATATTCAAACTCAATGTCACTCGCTAAACAATATGGTGGTTCTCAATGGACGGATGCATTTAGGGGTGATGGCCTAGTACAAATATGTTCAGTTATTACCAAGACAGAAGATAGTATGTTGGGGGGTATTCTTACCAATCAAAACTATGCTCTTTCTGTAGAAATGAAAGGTCGTCTAATTACTGATATAGTAACAGGTAAGAAAACGAGTTCATCAAATCCAGTTAGTCAGACATATGATTACCTAACAAATGAAGAATTTGGTTTTGGTTTCGATTCTCAGAATATTGATTTGGCATCATTTCAAAACATTGCACAGTACTGTATTAATCATAACCTATTTTCTAATGGGACAATTGACTATTCAAAAACGTATAAAGAGAACTTAGAAAATATATTACAAACGTTTTCAGGTGTCATATTTGAAAGTGCTGGGAAGATATACCTTACGGTTGATACGGCAGATATTCCTGTTTTCGCATTTGATGAATCATCAATTATTGGTGAAGTACAGGTAGTCTCTGGTACTAATACTGACTATTATAATACTATGGACTGTACTTATACAAATCCCGTGGGTGATTATAGTACTGATATTGTTCGCTACCCAAGTGACCTATACGAATCAGAGCAACTAAAACGTGATGGTGTGATTATAAAGAAAGATTTGAGTTTTCTTTGGGTACAAGACAAAGATCAATTATCATTTCTTGCAAATAAAGAAATGCGAAAATCACAATTTTTGAATACGACTATTACATTTAATTCTCACGTAGGGCATGACCTTAAAGTTTATGATGTCGTCACAATGTCATTTCCAGAAATGGGTTATTTGAATAAGAAGTTCAGGGTATTACAAAAAACAATCCCCCTATCTGTTACAAAAGTGGGAATCAATCAGTTTACCCTAATTGAGTACTTTGATGAAATATATAGTGGTACTGATATTGGGAACTTCCCACAGGCGGGTACTAGTACTTTACCAAATTCACAATTTGTACAACCTCCTACTAACCTAATAGTAGTCAAGAAAGGTAATACGGTTAATGGTGGCACGGTAGTACTGAATTGGGATTTCAGCCCTGATGGGCAAGTTCGCGGATACCATGTTAGATATAAGAAAAGTACTTCTAATGTTTGGGTAAAATTGGCAAGTCTCAATCAATATCAAAATTCATATGAAGTCTATGGCCTTGAACCGGATACCAAGTATGATTTTGGCGTATGTGCCTATAATAATCTAGGTGTTGTTTCAGAACTGATCACAGTACTTAATTCTATACCTCAACTGGCTTTCACCTTACCAGCTATTACTGGCCTGAAATTAGTGAATGGAGATATAGATCAGTTCAATACTAACAGTACTGATTTTAATATCTCATGGGATAACCAGAACGCCGTACAGGTCAATGGAAAACCATTTGTTGAGTACTTCAAGTATTATGAAATAAAAGTATATGATGGTAATGGAGTATATCTTAAAAGTTATTATTCCCAAGTGCCGAACTTTAATTATACTTTTGAAATGAACAAATCTAGTGGTATAGGACGTAAAAGATCATTTGGTATCATTGCGTGGGGATTCAGTACTAATATCTATTCCCAAGAAATAAAGATAACAGTACAAAATCCACAATCGCCAGTACTAACAGGCGTTCAATTTAAATCGGGTTTTGAACAATTCTTTGTCGAATGGACAGAAAGTAAAATTCCAGATTATGCCGGTATCATTGTTATGGTTGCCTTGAATTCTAGTTTTAGTTCTGGAGTTCAGTACTTCCAATCTCCAAATCAATATTCTGCGAGTTTTAAATTAGCTGATGGTGCTTATTTTATCAAGGCTGGACAGTATGATAAGTTTGGTATCGATAACGTAATATATAGTCCTGTTATTGGTTTTAACCAAAACTCGAAAGTACCATATTCTAAACTTAACGATGATGTTGTTGATGGGATTATAAATAATCCGAAATTAAACGGTGTGATTCAATCTCAGGTAGTTGATGCAACAGGATCAACATGGCAATTACAAGTTACGTCAAATGGTAATATTGTTGGCCTAGTTCTGGCGGCAAATGGAAAAGAATCAGTGGCAACGTTCGTAGCAGATCGTTTTAGTATTATTGGAACGGATGCGGTGGCAAATAGTACCAAGGTCTACCCTTTCGTTGTTCAAAACGGCAAGGTGTTTATGAATAGTGCAGTGATTGGAGATGCCAGTATAGGTACTGCCCAAATCAATAACCTTTCAGTCACGAATGCCAAAATTCAGAATGGGGCGATTGATCAGGCCAAAATTGCAGATTTGGCAGTCACGAACGCCAAGATTGCGAATGCGAGTATCAATGAGGCTAAGATTGCAGATTTGGCAGTAACGAACGCGAAAATCGGAAATATAATCCAAAGCAGTACATTTGATGCCACCAATGGTTGGCAATTAAATAAGAATGGTAATTTTATTGCAAGAAATGCAGATATCCGAGGAAAGATCACGGCTACGTCTGGGACATTCAGCGGGACACTAACGGCTACGGATGGTGTTTTTAGTGGAACAATATATGCAGAGAAAATCCAAGGCGATGTCACCAAGACCTTTATTTTAAATTCTAATACTGGCCCGATGACTATACCGTCTCAACCGTTCCCACGAATACTGGCAATCCCCTGTATTATGAGTTTTGCCAGCTCCCAATCAACTGGTGGCTCAAATAGTGCAAGTTCGGTAGTGACGTTATATGTTAATGGTACTAGTGTTTTGAACTGGACTACTCAATCGTCGAATGGATCTGCAACTGCAATAAAAAGTAGTTCATACAGTATCGCGATTGCTGCAAACTCTGTGACAACAATAGAATATCGGGCAACTGCGAATGGTTCTGGAACTTCTGATTCTGGAGTACTGTCACCTCTGATAGTACTCGTTAGTAAGTCATAAATAATAGAGCATAATAATAAAAATAATAGGATAAGTAATGGGAATTGATCTGGCAACTCTCGCTTTGTTTTTTTCAGTTTTCGGTGTTCTCTGGGGAGTATACCGAGATCGAAAATTAGATGGCGATGGGTTAAATCTACGAATTAACAAAATTGAAAGTGATTATCGTGTACTTTTTAGTAATGTCAAAATATTAAGTGATGAACAAGAAAAAACCAAAACAACTTTAAAGAATCTTGAAACGTCGATTAATAGTTTAAATATTAAAATGGAACGAGTACTAACAATTTTAGAGAAGAAGTAACGAAGTAACTCCAAAGGTCAGTTAATAGCTGGCCTTTTTTCATTTGAGCGTTGTTTTGAATTGATTTGATAAATATTCATAACAACAATTAAATGGAAAAGGAATTTGAAAATGGATTTGAAAACACAATTAAAAAGTTATGAGGGTACTAAGTCATATCAAGCAACCAAGGGATATTATAAAAATGATAAGTTTTGGACTTATGTAGATAGTTTGGGGTATCCAACAATTGGTTACGGGCATTTAGTACTTAAAGGTGAATCATTTTCTAATGGCTTAACAGAAGCAGAAGCAGACCGCCTCCTAGATAAAGATATTGGCATTGCACGTTTGGGTGTTGCCAGTCTTAAATTGAATTTACCCCTAGATAGTCGTTGGAATGACTTCTTAGTGATGATGGTTTTTCAATTAGGATTAGCAGGGACTAAAGGTTTCAAACGTTTCCTATCGGCGTTAAGTAACGGAAATTACGCAACTGCAATACTGGAAGTAAAAGATTCAAAATGGTACAGACAAACTCCTAATCGCGTTGAGTCAATGATTACCTATGTAGTGAGGGGTTAATCATGAGCGAATGGAGAATGTGGTATCAGGACGAAGAGATGATAGAAGAAGAAACAGCGTGTTTTGTTTATATGATCCAATTTACGGATAGCTCTGAATATTACATAGGTCAGAAACGAGTATGGGTAGGTACGAAAGATATCAGTACTCGCAAGATGGAAACTAAACAATCTAATTGGGAATATTATAATTCGTCCAGTACTGAAGTTAAGGCGAGAATTGAAGCAGGTGAACCACATATAAAATATATTCTACATGGATTTCCTACTTATAATGAAGCACTTCATTGTGAAAGTACTTTGATATGTTTGTTCGCATCTGATTATTCATGTTTGAACAAGGCATTAATAGCCAAGTTTAGATTTTCCAAAAAACTTAATGCTCAACATATGGGAATAGTTAGGCGACTTATAGAGGACTTATCATAATGGCAAATACATCTGGATGGCAGGGGACAACGCCAAGACAAGCGGGGGCAATGTTAAATTCAAATGCTCCCCGAATAAGTGGGGATTTTCAAAAAGAATTATCTCAACGTGTAAGATTAGTATCACAACAGATTCAAAATAAGATTGATACAACTGCAAAGGGTGGAGTAGTACCTTTTACCTCAAAGGCGATACTATTCAATTATAAAAAGAACGGTTCTCAAACAGAGAATCAAATCATTGTTAAACAATTACAGACGAAGTACTTAAAATGGATGTTGGATAATTCTTATTCACATAAACAAGAATCTAAGATAATACCTTTCAGTACTGCCAAGTTAACCCAACAAGGTAATATCTCTGGCCTTAAATCAAATCTTGCCAATGGTAAATTCAAGAAACAAAAAGATAAACACGGCAGGACTTATATTATAGATACTCGCAAGAAGAAAGGTAAAAGTAAACAAGATAGATTGGCTAGAATTATTGGTGTTGTTCGTCAAAAGAAACGTAATACCTTATTTGACTTCTATCAAGAAACATTAACACAAGTTAATACAGAACTGGCAAGTATGCGAGGCTCATTTAACTATACATTTAGGTAAACACAATATGAATAATTTAGAAGACTGCATTAAGCAGTTTCCATGTTATCACCACGAAGATTTAAAGTATCAAATGTTTAATGGCTTTACGCCTGTCAGTACTACATTACCTTATTCAATCGAAATGGTAATGATCAAGAAAGTAAAGAAAATGCTAGATAATAATGGCGGTGATTTATTCGTCGTGTCATTTAATTTGGATAATAAACCACTAGTACTGGATGGTGGTATTGGTATTTTTAGTATTAATGATATAGAGAAAGAATGTAAGGTGATTACACAATTACCTATCCAGTACAAAGGTTATAGATGTTGGTCAATTGTATGCCAATTCACACAAAAGGAGGGAACAACGGATGTTCTCGATTACAGCAATTATTGAGTTAGTTAAAACGGGTTTTGGTTTATTTCAGAAGAAACAGAATCAGGAACAGAATAAAGATGAATTGAATAGTCAGCAAAATCAAATCACACTTGAAGAAACACGCAAGGGTTTTACATGGCGACAAGCATTAGGTTATGCATTGACATTCATTGTGTTCTACAACTTTGTAGTTATACCACTCTTAGCTCTATGTGGCATTCCATTGCCGATAGTGCCATTAGATGATGTATGGAAAGTACTGATAATTTTAATCGGTGGCGGTTGATCATAAATCTAATTTGTTAGTTTTATATTTTTCAGTTTGTTGTTTTTGTAGCTCTGCCATTTTAATTTCTGGTGTTTTCCTTATTCTTAACTCAGTAGTCTGTTGTGGATTTGAAGTATATTGTTCTATTTTAGGTTGATCTTTACCACAGAAGCGGCATATTATAGCTTCTTCTTTTATCATCTCGGCACAATAAGGACATTTTTTTTCAGATGCTGTGTTATTATTATTTTGAAGTTGTGTGGTTAATAATGGATCATTATTTTCTTGAGTATTGGCAGACATAGCCCAAACCAATGATATTACCCATCCAATAAATGTCCAGCCTAATAGTAAATTCAACATAAAAACAGAAGCAGTATTTTTATGTTGGCGTGCATTGGCGACAATAAAAGGTATGAAATAAATGAGGGTACAAATGATAATGAAAATTATCGAATCCATTATTAATACTCTTTAGTTATAGGTATCATTAGCTTACATCAACTGAAAAGTTATTCAACAAATAAATTCTTTTAATGATTACACGTCATTCCCTTAAAATAATGCTTGCTATGTTGGGGCATGATTTAGTGATAAACCTATATAAAAATACCTCCATACTTAATTGTGGAGGCATTTTCATGAACGGTATATCTATTTTATACATATAGATTATCTAAATATTCGATAGCCGAAGAGATTATTTTAGGTTGTCTTGACATTCCACCAGATGGTATGATTTTAGTAAATCCTTCCTTAGCAAGTCTAATATATTCCTCTGCCGTAATTAACTCAGTAGTTACTACACGGCTTATAATGTCATCCTCTTCTTCTTCACCTAACTCTCCTGGGCGAATTATACCTAGAGTATTATTCAATTCTTCTGGTGTTATATTTTTGCTTTTTATTCTCTCGATGGTTGATATATTAAATGTAGCTAAGTATGCCACTATTGATAGACCAGTTTGATATGTTTCATTTATTTTTGAACTAGTTGATGAAGCAAGTAATGTTAAACTTGTATAGCACCGTTCAACATCCCGAAGTGAAGCTTTTTTCCTGACTAAGAGATGAGTAAGAATATAGTGTGCTGGCATGAAGTTATTTTTGTCCCCAAATAATTGGGTATATAATATTGATGAGTATTTCTCAATGGTATTGTCTGGGGCTGATCTTCTTACAACAGTTGGGAGTTTAAACCAATAATTTATAAATTTACTAAGATACAATTTTGAGTCTATATTTCCATATTTTTTGTTTATGATTTTCTCAAACTGATCCTTGTTTAAAGAAAGGATGAATACAAAGTTTTTAGTGGAAAAAACGTGTTTTATCTTTTCTAGTATTTCCAGTGAAAAATCTGGCCTTGCTCGGTCTAACTCATCAATTATAAATATTACCTTTTCTTCTTCAGCAATGATACGAAGTGTTTCTTTAAAATGTTCTAATGTGGCTTTTTCATCTTCAGCACTAGTTATTTTATCTTCTATGTACTTTTCTATAGGATCAGAAATTCCACTCTCTATATTATCTTTGACGGACTCAAGAACAGTACCATTTACAATACCACCAGTTGCAATTGCAACCGTAGACTTCAGTGCTATTGAGAAAAAGTTTTTCCCTACAGACTTAACTCCTTCAATAAATCGTGATTTAAGGCTTTTATCCTCAATTAGTTTATATATTTTCGTTGCTATAGCTAAAAATGCATCTTGTTGGAAATCATTTTCGAATGCATCAAAATAAATAATTTTTAGTTTTTTTGATTTATCATTATTAATACTGTTTTCCCACAATTTTAAAAATGTTGTTTTTCCATTACCCCAATCATCATCAATAGCAAAAACTAAACTATCATCTTCTGCGTTTAAAATAATATTTTCTAACTGTGTAGCTAATTTCTTTCTTTTGAAAATATCATTCTCGGTTGTAAAACCATCAGAGTAATCAAGCTCGGGTATTGTTAGCCTCAT